AATCCGTTACAACTTTAAACCATCTGCCCCAGTCTTAAAAGATATTGACAAGCACATGCAAACAAAATTTATTAAAGAACTAAAAGAATTCTACAATGAGTTCTGGGTTGACACATCTAAAGATGGAGACCTTGGTTTGATTATTGCAGTTCGTGGAAATATCTATGAGCATAGTTCTGCTGACATGTCCTTATCTAAATACACACTTCCGTATCTTGCTATGGGCTCTGGGGCAGAATATGCTTATGGAGTTTTATATGCAACAGACAAGCAAAAAAATGCAAGAAACAGAGTTCTGCAAGCAGTAAATGCTGCAATTAAATTTAACCCATCTTGCATGGGTCCAGTTGACATTGTCAGTCTTTAGGAGTATACTTTTAATATGAATCACTCGCACGAAGATTTGTCACCAGAAGAACAAGAGTTTGGTATCTGGCTTGAAAACGGTATTGAAAGAGGTTGGGTAACACCTCCTTACTGCAATACCCATGATGGCGGATACGAGTATATGAGTGAAGAAGAAAGCGAAGAATGGGACCAAGGCGGAGACCCATGTTGTCATGTCATAAGACTGATGATTTCTTAATAGAAAAGGAATAAAATGAAAAAAACACTACTAGCACTACTATCAGCAGTACTATTAATTACAGTAGTACAGCCAGCACAAGCAGAAGATCAAAAGGTTCTTGCAATTATCGACTCTGCAATTAATTCTAATAATTTTCCATCAATAATTCAAGAGGCATGTTTTACAGCAAATGATTCTTTTGCTCTAAATGTTGGTGGTTCCGTATTGTGTCCAAACGGTAGTACGTTTATGGAAGGCAAAGGAGCAGCAGGCAATACTGTTTGGCCAGTGTCTGTTAATAATGCAGTTTACCATGGAGACGCAATGGTTAAGTCTGCACTAACGGTTAATCCTAATCTTAAGATCGTCTTTGTAAGAATTTCTAATCTAGATAAAACTGGTGGGATTAATGCATTTTCTAACCGAACAATTGAGTTAGCACTTGACTGGGTATCAAAGAATGCAGCAAAGTATAGTATTGATGCTGTATCAGTTAGTCAGTCTTCAGTAACACCACTAGTCCTTAATAGATGTTTAAATGATACTGTTACTATTAGTGCCATTGCATCTTTGACTTCTAATAATGTTCCAGTTTTTGTTGCAACAGGAAATGATCGACGAAGAGATGTTGTAGGATTTCCTTCTTGTGTTGCTGGCGCAGTTGGTGTAGGAGCGCTAGGAAATGCAACACAACTTGAAGCAGCAACAAATACAGGTTCTGGACTTGATATGGTTTCACCTGGCAAGGTACGCATTACAAAATATAATGGATCAACACTAGATACTGCTGGAAGTTCTGTAGCAACTGCAGTTGCAGCAGCGTCATATGTAAATCGTAACACCTTTAAAACATTTGGAGAATATTTAACCTCTCTTCCAAAGATTTTAATTGGCACTGTGACATACACTCGTAACTAAAGTATAGTCCTAGGTATGACTAAAACTGCCTACTTTGCCCTATAACTCAGTTGGTAGAGTGCCGAACTGTTAATTCGGATGTCCCTGGATCGAGGCCAGGTGGGGCAGCAGGGTAGTGTATAATTATTGTATCAAGGCGTAACAAACAGATAATAAAGGAGATAGTTAATGTTAAACACAAATGGACCTGTGTCATATAGCCACAGAGAACATAAGTTTTTTGAAAAATATTTAGATAATAATCTAGATGAACTTGCTAAGTTTTTAGAAGGCAAGTACAAACTAATCAAAGATGCACAACTTCGTGGTGTTAGCACAATGGAAAATGACGAAGGAATCTGGTTAGAGTCTGGAAGTTTGTCAACTGTAAAGTGGAGAGAGTATAATGTGTTTCAACTTTACCATCCATCTCTGCACAAGTTATATTCTGAACTATCAAAAACAGTAAAAGAAGCATGTGCTTACTACGGAGTAGATTTTGAAAAGCAACAATACTATGTGCAAGGCTGGTTTAACATTAATGAAGCAGGTAATGGAAAACTAAATTGGCATGATCATGGTGAGCCAGGGGCTCCTAATTTTCATGGCTACTATTGTGTAAAGGCTGAGCCATCGATCACCTACTATAGACTTTTTGGTGATCCAAACAGAGAAGTTGCAAACCACAATATTGACAATAGGATGATTGTTTCAGAAATGGGCCACCCACACGCACAAGGCGATTGGGATTGGTCAGGATCAAGAATTACTGTTGCTTATGATATTCAACCTCTTGAATCTTTACTTAGGGCTGGAAGCCATACAATTGAGCAACACTGGATCCCATTGTTGTAAAATGAAAAAAATAATAAAAAAGATTAAGATGTACTTCTTATTAAGAAAAATAAGAAAACATGGCAAACAAGACAGATACATATACTAAGGATACGTATTACCATGAGTAGCATAATAAAAAAAATAAGACTTTATTTTTGGATGAGAAAAAATAAAAAAGCCTTTAAGAAGCGAAAGTTTACTTATTAATGACAATACAAAAATTTTCTATATCCGAAAACTACTCACCTTCAGCAATGTACAGGTGTGATGATTTTACTAAAGATCATGATGGAAAGCATGTCTTGTTTATTGGGGACTCTTTTGCTTGTGGTGATGGACTAGAAAAAGAAGATACATGGTGTTATAAAGTTTATAATAAAATAAACAAAAAGGAAAAAGTTAGTGGTTACTATAATTTGGGAATGTCTGGCGCTTCAATCAGCGAGTGTATTGATCAATTTTTTAAATATTGTGGCTCTTATGGAAATCCAGATGTAGTGTTTTTTATAACTACAGAATTTGACAGAGACTTAAGGTATGTAAATCAACATCATCAAGACTTATTTATTCATAGAATGTATTACTATTTAAATCAATACTGTGCATCTAATAATATTGAACTATATTCTTTTAGTTGGCTAAAATCTGCTGGAACAGTTAAAGAGACTCCAAAAAGATATACTTGGCTTATGAATGGAATACAATCTTTAAGACCTCTTTGGACTGAGCAGGTAAGTACTCAAGAATCTTTATATGATCTAGATTTACTAAACGATTTTGAATCATTTTATGATTACACAACAGAAGAAATGTTAGAATCTGTATATAAATTTGACAAAAATAGCACCACAAAAGAAAAATCCATATGGGCAAGTGATGGGGTTCATCCAGGAACATCTTTTCATGAATTTTATGCAGATTTTATATACACAAAGTATTGGGAAAATAAATGAAGATCCTGGGAATAAATGAAACTTCACACGATGCTTCTGTTTCTTTAATTGAAAACGGAAAAATATTATTTGCAGGGCATGCAGAAAGATATAGCAAACAAAAAAATGATTGGTATGTGAATGATAGTTTAATAAAAGATGCTTTGCAGTATGGTAGACCAGATCACATAGCCTATTACGAGAAGCCTCTTCTAAAGGCCTCCAGGCTGGCTTTAAGGGGTGGGTCTGGGGAATGGAAGCCAAGGTTTAATATGGAAGGCATTCCAAGAAAATCTTTTAGCCATCACTATTCACATGCTGCAGCAGGATACTACACAAGCGCATTCAATGATGCTGTTATAGTTGTGCTAGATGCCATTGGAGAATATAATACCTCAACAATTTGGGTTGGCGAGGGAGATAAGATAAGGCTTAAATATAAGCAAAACTATCCTGTTAGTTTTGGACTATTCTATTCAGCCTTTACACAACTAATAGGACTTATGCCAAACCAAGAAGAATATATTATGATGGGTATGGCAGCGTATGGTGACTGGACAAAATATTACAGAAAAGTCGATGACTATTTCCCAAAATATAATCAACAAAAATATAACTTTCATAAAGGAATTACTGACTGGGGATGGATTGAATCTGAGCAGGATAAGTTTGATATAGCAGCAGCAGTTCAAGTTGTATACCAGCAAAGACTTAATGATTTTATGCATATGGCCTATTCAATTACTGGCAAAAAGAATTTGGTATTTATGGGTGGTTGTGCACTTAACTCTTCAGCCAATACATTGCTATGGAATATATTTGATATGATTTGGATCATGCCTAACCCAGGAGATGCTGGAAGTTCTTTGGGAGCAGCAGCAGCCCTGTATGGTAAGCACCTTGATTGGAGCAATCCTTACCTTGGCTACGACCTTGGAGGAAAATATCCTATTCAGAAAATTGTCGACGGTATACTTAAAGATGGAATAGTAGCAGTAGCAACAGGTAAAGCAGAATACGGTCCAAGAGCACTAGGAAATAGGTCAATTCTTGCCGATCCAAGAGATCCTTTAATTAAAGATAAGGTTAATCTAATTAAACAAAGAGAACTATTTAGGCCATTTGCTCCAGTAGTTCTGGCAGAGCATGCCTCTAAATGGTTTGATATGGACTTTGAAAGCCCTTATATGCAGTACACAGTGAAGTGTTTACAGCCTAACAGGATCCCCTCTGTAGTGCATGCAGATGGCACATCAAGGGTTCAGACAGTTACAAGAGAACAGCACTCAGGGTTATATAGGGTTTTAAATAAATTTTATTTGCAGACTGGAGTTCCCATTCTTCTTAATACTAGCCTTAACATTAAAGGCCAACCATTGCTAAATGACGAACTAGATATCCAGGCATGGGAAAAAACCTATAACTTTACAATTACACGCTAATCTGCTATAATTAATAGATAACCTATAGGAGGGTATACTCATGGCAACAAAAGGATCAGTAGAAGCAATCATTGAGATTGCAAAAAAAGAAGTGGGCACAATAGAAGGCCCTAAAGATAATGAAACAAAATATGGTAAATGGACAGGAGCAAACTTTCTTCCATGGTGTCAATCATTTGTTTCTTGGTCAGCGTTTTCAGCAGGACTAGACCCAAAAACATATCCAAAGTCTGCAGCAACAATCGCTGCATCTGATTGGTTTAAGAAAAATAAGCGTTGGTCAGATGCTCGTAATGATGATCCAACCCCAGGAGACTGGATCTATTTTGATTTCCCAGATGATGGTGTCAATAGAATTTCTCATGTTGGTCTTTGTATTAAGAACAATGGCGATGGAACAATCCAAGTTATTGAAGGAAACACTTCAGGAACTGCAAAGGGTGACCAGCGCAATGGCGGAATGTGTGTAGAGAAGACTCGTGGCTATGTAAAAAATAATAAGAAAAAGTTGATCAATGCTGTTGTTGGTTGGGGTCGTCCAGTATATGTTGGAGAAGAAGATGCTCCATTGTTAAGCAAGGTTAAGTAATGGAATCAACAAAAAGAACTTTACTTAAAACAGCAAGTTGGGAAACCTTTCACCTTGTTGGAGTTGCTGGAGTAATTTATTTATTTACTGGTGAGTGGGAGTATGCAAGTCTTGGTGCTCTTCTTTACATTGGTTGGGAAGCACTTGGATATTTTTTACACGAAAGAGTCTGGGCTAAATTTGGAAAGGGGATTAAATAATGCGTATTAAGATTATTCGTTTTGTTGTAAAGGCACTTGGTTATGAATGGGGTGGAGACGCTCTTAAAGCACCAGTCTGGACAGTAAAGGCAAAGAAGAAGTAGACAATGGCATTGTACGAATATGATTGCATGCCATGTGCACAAAGATATACCAAGGAAAGATCCATAAAGGACAACGACCCTGGTTACAAATGTGATGCATGCAACACTTCTTTAGTTCGTGTTTACTCTAGCGTGGGTGCAGTTTTTAACGGTAATGGATTTTATTCCACAGATAATAGGAAAAAATGATAACAAAAATACCAGAAGGACAGATATGTCAGTCATTTGATCCAAAAATGAACTTGCATCCAGATGTTTTAAAATCTCACAGGGTTACTGAAAATGCAAACTCTTCTTGTTTGTCACAGGCATATGTATACGTAGAAGGCAAGCACGGAAAAAGGTTTTTGTGTGACTATCACTACTACTATGAATTATATATGAACAAGCAGGGTTATTCGGCTCCTGGTAGTTCTTGGGAAGATATTCAGGAATTCATAATAGATGAAACAGAAAGAGTAAAAGAAACATTTGCAAAAAATGTTACGAGCACAGAAACTCTTGGAAAAAAATGTTCACTAATTAATTCATTTAATAAGATGCATGGCTGTTCTGCCGATGCTTTTGTAAAAGTTAACCCAATTAAACTGGTTAGTGGTAAAATAAACTTTACTGTATTTCAAGATGTTAAAGATATTTCTAAAGATATTTTTTACTGTAATTTTCATTTTAGAAGAGAATATAATAGGTATTACAATAATGGTGTGATATATGAAGACTACCATAAAGTGTTAGATGAAAGATCTAGAATGACAATGACGCTTGCCGAAGAAGCATCAAAACTTAGATATGTTTAGTCTGATCTTGACATACTGGCTATATTAAGATATAATTAAGTATGTCAAAAATAATACAAGAAATGAGCGGTATACTATGAAGACAATGATTGAAGAAGAAGTACAAGCAAAGCAATGGACTCTATCCCCATTAGATAGGTGTGACTCATGCGCTGCCGAAGCCTTAGTTCAAGTTACTGGAATTTCTGGAGACTTGCTGTTTTGTGGTCACCACTACAACAAAATAATGGACAGTGCTGAAGGATACAAGAAGATGATGTCCTTTGCTCTTACTGTTCTTGATGAACGACAAAAACTAGTTAAGGAATAAAAATGATTATACAGATTATAGGTCTTCCAGGTTCAGGAAAGACAGAGTTAGCCAAGGCACTCAAGGAAAGAATTAACGCTATTCATCTTAATGCAGATGAGGTTCGTGCAACAGTCAATTCAGACTTAGGTTTTACACCAGAAGATAGACTTGAGCAGTCCCGTCGCATGGGAGAAATGGCAAGACTAATTGCTAAGCAGGGCGTTGCTCCAGTAATTGTAGATTTTGTTTGTCCTACAGACTTAACTCGTGCAGCATTTGGAAAGCCAGACATATTGATATTTATGGATACAATTGCTGAGGGTCGCTTTGAAGATACAAACAAGATGTTTGAAAAGCCAAAAACCTATGACTTTAAATTCAGCAACCATGATTTAGATCAAAATGAAAAATCTACAATGATTATAAAGACATTTGGCTTACACGATTGGTCTGCACCTACAACTCTAATGCTGGGTAGGTACCAGCCGTGGCACGAAGGCCACCACGCCCTTTACAAGGAGGCTGGCAAAAGAACTGACCAAGTACTTCTTGGAGTCCGTAATACATACAATACAAGTGAAAAGGATCCACTTAAGTTTGATCAGGTAAAAGAATATATCGCCAAGGATGATTTTATGGACGGGGCATTAGTACTAAGACTTCCTAACATTACCAACATTGTCTATGGTCGTGATGTAGGATACAAGATTGAACAAGTAGATTTGGGGGCAGACATTCATGCTATATCGGCTACGCAAAAACGTAAAGAAATGGGCATCTAAGGTATGGGACTTCATAACTAAGCCTAACAATATTGGGTGGCCGTCATGAATGTAACTAAACAAAGATCAGCACTAAAAGCCATTACTTGGCGTATAATTGGGACAGCAGACACATTTGTTATATCTTGGGCAATAACCAAAGAACCAGTTACGGCTGGAGCGATTGCAAGTTTTGAGGTATTTACAAAGACAATCCTTTATTACTTCCATGAGCGTGGTTGGAATAAAGTTAAATGGGGGAGAAAATAATGTATGAATACTATGTAAGAAAAGTAGAGAATGTCGTAGATGGAGATACCATTGATGTTCTTATTGATTTAGGGTTTGATATATTGTTTGCCTCTCGTGTAAGACTGGCTGGTATTGATACCCCTGAGTCCCGCACAAAGGATCTTGCAGAGAAGGCTCTTGGCCTTGAAGCCAAAGAGTACCTAAAGAAGTCTCTAAAGGATGCCAAGTCTGTTGTAATCAAGACCGAGAAGATGGACTCATCTGAAAAGTATGGTCGCATTTTAGGCTGGGTATATGTAGATGGCAACACGATATCTCTTAACGACATGATGATCAATGATGGCTATGCTTGGGGATATCTAGGAGATACCAAAGTTAAAGATTTTGCTCTACTCGCAAAAGTTAGAAAGAAGTCTGGTAAGTGAGCAATGAGTTTGATGAGATAGACAGGCTAATCCTTGATGGTGGACTAGAGTATGCAGGCAAAGATCCAGACACTGGAGAGTTGCTGTATAAGCCCACCAACAGGTTAAAAGATATCGACGCTAAACTAAGTGAAGATCTGTCTATTTATTTTTCAGAAGTAACTCTTAAACTTTGGGAAAAAGGATTTTTAGATATGGATATAACCCAAAAGGATCCTTTGGTAAAGTTGGCTCCAAAATCTTTTGACATACAGTCAATAAAGTCTTTGGACAAAAATGAAAGAGTTGTTATTGAGGAAATAATTAAGGCCCTTTCCGCTAAAAACTGATATACTAGTAACATAGGAGCCTTAATGAATAACTTGTATGGTGCTATTGGGATAACAGGTATCTTCCTGTTAATTTTTTATATCTATCTTCTTAGGAGTAAGGTAAGAAAAATAAAGCCTGAAATAATAAGCCAGTCTATGCTTCAGTATAGATATAGCAATAGGAAAAAGAAAGCAAGGAGATTAAAAACAAACTCTCAGTCCAGGGCGCACCACGACAAAAATAACATTAAAGTTATTATTTTTGACAACGATGCATACTGGATCAAAGACAATATATTTTATAAAGCACCACTTGTAGATCAACTTATTGACAAGGAATCTGCAGAAAAAGTTGACACGATACACATGGATAAGGTACAATTAGATAAGATGTTGTTCATAATGGACAAACTAAGAGAAGGGATTGACGATGATAGTAGGGGTTCAAGGGACGAGCAATTTTGATGACTATAATGTGTTCCTTAGATCAATGGCTGTCGCCCTTTCTGAGTTATTGCCAGAAGATAAAATATTTCACATATATTCTGCAGGTCCAAATAATATTAATATGATGGCAATGGAATTTTCAAATCTCTCTGAAAAAGGAATGAAGTCAAGAGGAAAGTCTATTAAACTTATTAAGGTGACTCCTCAGTGGCTAGAAGAAAATATATCTGAAATTAATCACTTCGCTTTCTTGGCTAAGCCTAGAGAGCCAGAGTCAAGAATTGTAAATGTTTCAAAACTAAATAATATAAACACAAATGTGTACACCTTCTAATCATTGTTGACAAACAACTTTTTATATGTTAGAATTTAGTATGCCTAGAATGTGCTTTAGCACACAAACAGAATGGAAAGATAATGAAGATAGTTAACTCTTTAAGTGTAATGGAATCGATAGTTAGCAAGAACAAGCAACTGTCTTGGGACGGCTGGACTGTAGTTGAAACATTTCCATCAGAAAAGGCATACTTTTCAAAGTTCGGAATATATAAAAACAATAAGTGGCAAATGAAAAAAGAGTTTATTCCTTCTAACTTAGGTTGGGAAATTCCTGATAAGTATGTGATGTAAATGAATAGGTACAAATGGAAAGACAATGCTATATGCTTAGACTATGACACAAATTTATTTTTTGAAAAATATGAAGATGACGAACTCTTAAGGCCAGCGATTGATAAACTGTGCTCTTCTTGTCCAGTAAGAAAAGAATGCTTTTCTGTAGGAATATCTGGAAAAGAATGGGGAGTTTGGGGTGGGGTATACTTAGAAAACGGAGAAGTATCTAAGGAGTTCTCTAGCCACAAGAGTAAAAATGACTGGGGAATGACATGGCAATCATTAACAATGGAGTAATATGTATACAGACGCAATGAGAAGAGCATTTAGATCCCTTCATGCTCCTAAAAACTTTTCTTTAGAGATTGTGGATAACGAAAACTTTATAACAGTAAAAGCAAAAGAAAAAGACTTTATGTCTTTAGAGACTGTAGAGTTAAAGAGACAGGCAATTGAGTATATGATTCGTGTTAAAAAAGCCCTAGAGGATAACGGAGCAATAGTCTTGCTTGTTAGAGAAGGTGGAAAAGAATTATGATTCAGACTATCCTATTATTCATTTTATCAGCGCTTTCTACAACCTTTGCTTTTCTTTTTTACAATCAAAGAAAAAAGAATATCCTTATAATTGCTCAAACCCTTGAATTCTTTATGCTACAAAAAGAACAAAACGAACAGTTAAAAACAGACAAAGAAAAATTTAATGAAGACTTTTTAAAATTTATTTCAGACTCTCGTGATTGGGCCTACACCTACATTGAAGATGTCCAGGCATCATTAGGCAGGTTTATTACTGAGATCGAGCCAGAGATCCTGTTCTTTGATCAGTATGGGGACCTAATGAGCGCACAGCCGAACTACAACTCTATGAAAAAAATATCAGGTGCCTATAAAGAACTTAAGAAACTGTTGCCCGAAGACTATGGTAAAATAGATACATGATCAAAACACCTTCTGAAAAAGACGAAATCTATTTAGCAAATGTTGCAAAGATAGGAGGCTCTACAGAAAACATACAGTATATAGAGAATGTATTGTCTGAAGAAGAGCACAAAATTCTTCTTGAATATGCCAAGAACGCCCAATCTTGGAAAGAGCAGCCTTGGAAAGCCATAACTATTGAATCAGAAAATTTGCCTGAATATATTCTTGAAATGCTAAACAGAATATTTCAACTTGTTCATAAAAGGTCTGTAGAACTTTACGATGTAGCCATTAATCCTTTTCATAAATCTGCATTACACATAGTTAAATTTGTAGAAGGTTTTAATTTAGGACCGCATGTGGATACCTTGTCATCGGAAGGAAATCATATTGCTTCAGTGTATTACCTTAATGACGATTACACTGGTGGAGAAATCAACTTCCCAGATCATAAGTTAAAAATTAAACCAAAGCCTAACAGTTTAATTATTTTCCCTGGCAATGAAAATTATTTACACGAAGTACGTAAAATTGTTGGCAACGATAGATACAGTTCCGCAATGTGGCTTCAGTTTACTGGCTCCACCTTTAACAAAAAAGCAGAATGGTACAATTAATATATGACAAAATTAGAATTAGGAAATTCTGTAAATAATATACGGATTACTGAAAATGTTTTACCTGAAGAAGAGCACAAGAAACTGCTTGAATATGTTACGAATTTAGACTCTTGGGAAACTCAGCCTTGGGGAGTTAAATTTTTTGTGTCAAAAGGAATGCCAAAAGAGATTGTTGACTCATTAGAAAAAGTTTTTAGAAATGCTTTTCAAAAGTGCACAGATTTTTATAATGTAGACCTTCGTGTTTTTGAAAGAGGGTCAGTGCCTCTAATTAAATTTGAAAAAGGATACAGGATGAATGAGCATGCAGATACTGCAGGAGATTTTGCTGCAATTTACTACATAAATGATGACTATGAGGGAGGGGAGATCAACTTTATGGATCATAATTTGAAGATTAAGCCGAAGGCTAATAGTTTTATTACATTTCCTAGCAATGCAGACTACTGGCACGAAGTGCTTGAAAATACTATAAAAGAGAGATACTCCTCTACACTATGGTTCCATCTTGCTGGGTCCAGCCCTATAAGACCAGAAAAAGGATTAACCAGATGAAGGATGTAATACTATCAATACTAACAGGTTTTGGATGTGGCGTAGTATTTGCTGCATTCAAATTGCCAGTACCAGCACCACCAGTTTTTGCGGGAGTCGCAG